CAACTGGATGTTTTGACCACCTGAAGCCACTGTGGCACTTGTGTTGGCTGCGGCCAACAGTGTTGTTGCTGTGTAAGCATCAGTTGGATAGATAGCCAAGTTCAACACAGTTGGGGCTGCTGGGCTAACTTGATACATGGCCACAGTGCCTTTTTGCTGAATTGCCTGCACGATATTGTTGATGTAACCGTTGACGTTGGCGCTTGAAATCAACGAAGCATTGGCCACAACTGAGAAAAAGTCAAGTTTTGGACCTTGAAAGTTAACTGAGCCTGTTGCCGCAATGTTTGCTGTGCCGCCAATGTTGCCGTTGCCTGTATCCATGTGGAATACTGGTTGCATCGTGCCATTTGTTTTTGTAAATACTGCCATTTTAAAATCTCCTAATAAATGGGCTCTCGCCCTACTCTTATTTATGAAATTGGCAAAATCTTAGTCAGTTGAGGGATTGTTTCGCTGACGGTTTCTTGCAGTGAAATCAAAGCGATTCACAGCCTTGCCATAGCCTGCAGGAGTGGCAAACACCCAGCCTTCGTTGCCAGGAACCTGTGCATCCAGTTTGCCCAGCAAGTCCAGTTTCAAATCGTGTAGCAATTCAAACAACACAAAGGCAGCGGCCAGTGCGCCTTCGTTGGAAGTGGGGCTACGTAGATATTCTGTGATGTTGCGGAACTTCTGCGGAGTTTGAGTTGATTTCAAATAGTCCATAAAGCCCGGCACTAGATCTGAGAAGTCTCCTGTGTAGGCAGGGTATTCAGGATTGATACGTTTATTAATATAATCCACGCACAACTTGGCTAGATCAGTGATCTTGGCCGCACGTAGTTCTGCAGGATTGAATAGGGTATCAATAGCAGGACCCATTGTTCGCAACAAACTCTTTATCTTCTTCACATAAGGATTTTGAACTTCCACGGGTTTGGCATAGATGGGTTCGATCAACAGTAGGCCTGGCACAGGGTTGAATTTGACTCTGGCAAGTGGTTGCTTGGCAGCGCCAGCATCCTCATACATGGTGTGTACTGCTACTCCAACTTCACTGTTGGCAATTCGTGTGCCTAAGGTACTCTTTAACGGAATACGATATTCCACTGTGTTGGGTTTGAATTCCACATTGCCTGCTACCACAGGAGGTGTTGAAGTATACAACAAGTCACCCTTGACATAGCCCCGGAAGTTTTCAGGAGTTGCGGCTTCCAGTAGTGGCCAAATCTTTTGATACACTGGTAATAGTGTTTGAACTCTGTTGGCCACATTGCCTTTGGCCACGGCATTGGCATCACGCTGTGCCATGTTGCCAGCAATGGCTCTAGGACTGGTAAACAAACCATCATACCCCACAGCCTCAAAGCCTGCGCCATCTGTGAGCACAAACTCTCCTGTATCGGGCTTGCGGCCAAATATCACAGCAGGCATGCCATCCCACTTGACACTTGCGGTCTTGGAATTGTCTTGAAAGTTATCCACAATGGCCAAGGCTGTTTTGACGCCGGCTGTGCCATTTCTAAATACATAATCTTCAAGATGTTCAATACCCTTGGCCTTGCCACCCACAGGTGCGGCAGCAGGAGCCGGTGCGGCAGCCTCTACTAGAGCATACATGCCCTGATTCACAATACGATCACGCAGTCGTGCCAGGAAGTAGACATCACTGCTTTCTTCCAGTTGCCCAGGTTCTTTAAGACCTTCTCGGGCCAGGTACTCACGGAAGTCTTTTAATTTAGTTTCGCGATCTTTGTCCTTGGCCAGGAATGAGTAGATGCTTTCCACGTTGCCCAGATCCTCTCTAGTGGCTTTGGGACCTAGAATAGCCTTGGCCGCCGAGTCTGGATCTTGACTCACAAGTTTGTTGTCTGCACGACTGAACATGCCATTGGCACCTATCTTGAGTCCCAGTTGTTTGGCTATACTACTCATTAGCACAGCACGATGCATGCCTTTGTAGGCTGACGGAAATGCCTGATTGTAGTAGAATGTGCCCCAATCCAGGTTAGGAAAAAACATAAAGTCTGTTTGCACGTAGCCAAGATCGGGTCTACCTGTGATGGGAGTACGAAGATGAACTTCGCCTGACTTTTTGACCCAGTTACGGGGATCTTCACCATGAGTCCGAGCCCAGGCTTCGAGTCGTGTGGCCAATTGATCTTTGGAAATTTTGCTGGCATCCACGGCCAGATCCAGATCGCCCGAAGTGGCGGCTTTGCCTGTGGAACCCAGCCAACGGTCACGCGGAAACTCCAGGCCTGTAAGTTGCTCTAGCCAGGTTACGGTGCTGGGCACGTCTGTTTGATTGATGCGTTGTGTGAGTGGACGGCCGTCAGCATCTTTGAATACGTTGCCACCTTCTAGTAGTTTCATCGTGCTTTGAATCCCAGTGCCTGGAGGTACAAAACGGTATTAGGGTCACTGCTGGTCACTGTTCCTAGTGCGCTTGTTATCTTGATTATGGCATCCAATTGGGCAGTACTCATTCCGCTTGCTTTGGCCAAGTTTGCTCTGGCAGTGCGCGATCCGGTGGCAATTGGTACAGTTCCGGCTGCACCATTAGAGTTGGCTGTAGCGGTGGCCCCTTGCGGATTTTTTGCAGTGATCTGTTGACTCATTGCGGCAGTGGCTGCCATTAGTTCCTGAAACCCTGTGGTCTGTGCCTGTTGTCTGGCAGCGTCAGGCTGGGTCTCGGCTGAGGCAATTTTCTTGAGTGCAACTTGAATGGTGGGATTTTTTAGATATTCTGCGGCAAGAGCCGTATAACTGGGGGGAATTACTTTTTGTTTATACCAGTCGGTCAGTTGAGTGACACCAGCGGCTTCGGCCAGTTGGATACTTTCTTTGGTCACTCCGGGCTGTTTTGCGGCTGCCTGTTGAATTCGAGCAAGTAATGCGGCATCTTGAGGATTGTTGGGATCCAATGGTTGTTGACCTTTGCCAACAGTTACTGGTGTACTTGTTGCCGGAGTTGCGGGGGTGGCTGCAGTTGTTGTTGGTGCTGGCGCTGCCGATGAGCAGGGTAATGGAAGTTTAGAGGCAGCAGGGCCTCCAGCAACTTTTTTAGCCAACAATTGACTTTTCAATTTTTGTTGTTGTGCCTGTTGTTGTGGAGCAATCTGTGTCATAGGACTGACCTGTTGGCGATATTGCTCCCATTGACTTTGAATATTTGCGGCTGCTTGTTTCATAAGGCCAGTATTTTGCACTGACTGCATGCGCTTAGCAAAATCGCCTTGTTGTGCGGCAGCAATATTGCTGTAGGCGCCAGGTGTTAAATGTTGCCCCAAAGATTTCAGTCCACCTGGCTGACCAACTGCTGATACTACATTTTTGATAGCACCCAGTATTTCATTTACAGGTTGTTTTTTTGTCAGTTCATGAATCTGCATGGGTACGTCTCACTGTTCTTTCAAAACGGCCAGCATCTCTGGTGCGAATAGCATTGAGCAATTTACGTGTGAGATTTTCTGCTTGCTCAGGCGGAAAAGCGGCGTCAATTTGTTCCAAGAGATTGATGGCACTGGCTATCACATTACTAGCACGGCTTTCTATCACTAGATGGCGCTCACGCTCAACATACATTGAGTCTAATTCTTCTAACAAACTACGGGTGCGTTTTTGCATTTGAGTCAGTGACCTTTGAGTTATTTATTATAAATTAATGACCCGGGCTATTTGCAAAATTCTGCGCTAAAGGTATCTAGAATAAAAATCTGCGACTTCGGGGAAAGTTTTGGTCCAATCTTGCCCTCTTATGTTATCAAATTTTTTTGTCTCTTGAATAAACAGTTTGATTTTGTCAGGATTCTCTTGCCAGTCTGGACTTATTGCTTCTATCATTTTGGTATTTTGCAATGCATCTACATATTCTTGTGTGATATTATTGACCCCAAGATAATCGTGTATAGCAAGTTGTGTAGAATGGTGCACCGGATCTCCTTCTCTGTTGGTTTGGAAATTTTGTTTGACCCAATTTGGCACCTCGTCAAAATAAAACAAATTCAAACAACTTGTGCATTCCTGTACAAAAAACATCACATTACTGGGAAGTTTTTCTCTGAGATACATGACATTATCCACAACTTGATTCCAACTTGCAGGCCATCTCAAATAGTTAAATCTATCTTTGACACCGTCGATGCTGATCATAAATTTTACCAGTTTGAATTTTTCTATGGTTGCAAAGTGTTTTTCGTCAACTGGCTGTGTGCCATTGGTTTGAAATCCTAGTTCAATTTTACTTTTGGCGTCGGGTACCAATTCTGCAATTGCTTTTGCCGCTTGCCAGTAACTGTTTCCTAACAGGGTTTCCCCACCACAAAATTGCAACATTTCTAGATGGCTTAAATCTAGAGATTTAAGAGTTTTGTGTATTTGTTCAAAATTATTGGTGTTATTATCGTATCTCACAAATTCAATATTATTATCGTTAAGATGCTTTTGCCAAAACGTGCTATCTCTAGGACCGCATGTTCTACATGCTAGATTACAAGTACGGTCAAATAGTAAATCTATTCTTTGTGGCCCCGACAGATGTTTTTTGATTCCAAATTTTTCAATCATCGAATGCCTAAAACTTTTGATACCAACTTTTTCCAAACGCTCACATTGGGAACACCCTGCGTCCCAAATATTATTGTTGTTTTGTTCTCTAATTTTGATAAATGCTTTATCGTTCCAATCCAATGAAAAATCTTGTAAAAAATTAGAGTTTAAAGGTCCAATGGTACTCAAACAACATTGATTAAATGAGATTTTATCTTCGGTGCTTTTCATGTTAATATTCAGGCCACCGTGAATCATTGGGCAATATAAATCGTTCATGATTGTTTAATCTGTCCCAGTAGTTGTTTCAATTTGGCGCTTTGCACATCTGCTGTGACTTTGGGTGATTCAAGATCAAAGTCTTCTCGAGGTTGAGCACGTTCCCATGGTGGTGAACTAGACTCACCTTCTTCAGCGGATTTAACCTGACTCTTGGCCTTGATCGAATCCATGATACTGGGCTTGGCGCCACCACGGAAGTTATCTTTTTCGTCCCCGCCTTCATCTGTAATTCTCATAGTTTCGATATTGTATTCCAAATCAATCTTTTGTCCCACGCCAGTTGAACTACGCGACTTCATACATTGAATTTGATACTTGCCGCGCTCTTTCATAGCACGACTTGTAAAGATACCAAACACGTTGTCAGCAGTGTTGATCTTCGAAATACCACCTGAAATATGTGAGTGATCAAACTCAACTTCTTCTACCGCTGATCTATTTAACTGACTTGCAGTTACCATCAGTACTGCTAGTTCTTTGGCCAGATTACGTAGTTCTTCCGAAACATACTTGTCTTTCACAAACAAATCATTTGGGCTAACTTTGGCACTAACTGGCATCAGCAAATCCAAGTAGTCAATCATCACAAAGTTTACCTTTTTGCCTGTTTGAATTTGATACTCTTTCAAATAAGCACGGATGTCATTGATGTTGCTCTGTGCCGGCAGGCCTTTCACTTGATAGTTGCCGCTCTTT